AGAGAGCAATGGCAGGCGACTTTGCTGGTGCTGGCATGGAACTTGCTTCAGGTGGAGCAAGTATGATCCCTGGTTTTGGTACTGCTGCATCTCTAGGTATTGATGCTGCATTGATGGCACGAGATGCTAGTATGCCATCAATGTCAGGTGGTGGACTTACAAGTGGTCCTAAAACAGGTTATCTGTCCATGATGCATGGAACAGAGTTGACTTTGAGTGGTAGCAAGTCCAAAGAAACGCTTAAAATCGGTGAAATGCTCGGTGAGGGCATGATTAAGTCACAGAGGAAAGGTAAAAAGGTCCTTGCTGAAGTTTCTGGATTTTTCTGGGAAAATATGGGTTATAAAGTGCTCTTCGGGGCATTTAAAAAGGTCATAGATGGTCTATGGAAAGCACTCAAAGGTATCTTCCCCAATCTTCCTAGTCCTGGTGACGTGTGGAGTGGAATTAAGAACATGTTTACTGGTGGTAGTAATAACGGTGCTGATAATCCACCAGAATTAAAAGGTGCAGCAAAGACAAATACAGCGAAAGCAACACCAGGAGCACTCAAAGGAACTTACGATTCATTCCTTGGTGGAAGACCTGCATTTACTAGTGGATTTGGAGCGAGAGACACTGGACTTGCTGGTGCTTCTACAGATCATAAAGGTATTGACATCGGTGTTGACGCTAACTCTGAAGTAAAAGCAATTGAAAGTGGTGTTGTTGAGGATATCTACCCTAACTTTGGTGGTCATGGAGATGGTGTTGTTATTAAACATGCTGATGGAACCAAGAATGTCTATGGTCACGTTAGACCAAATGTTAAAATAGGTGATGAAGTAAAAGCAGGCGATAAGATCGCTACAATTGAATACTGGCCACATCCTAGATATCCTCTTGGTAGACAGCACTTGCACTTAGAAAGAATTGAGGGTGGCACTAAAATTGATCCACAATCTTATTTGAATAAACTAAAGGCGGCAGATTCTGATAAGGTTAAGAGTGATATGGATAAACTCCAGAAAGGTGAAGATCAAGGCGATGCTAATGGAGTAGGATCTTCTACTTCTTTGCTTGGAAATAGAAATTATGGACTGAAATCTGGTGGTAGTCTTGACGTTGGAATGAAGGGTAAAAATTATACGTTTACAAAAACTGATGCTGGTTGGGATATAACTACTGGTGGTTTCATGGGAATGGGCAAAGAAAAAGTAGACCCAACCAAAGTTACTGGTCTAGTAGAAGCATTCCAGTCAAGATATAGACATAGATTACAAACAGATGGACTAGAACCAGCAAATAAAGATCAAGCAGCAGCAGTGAGTGGTGCTTCTAGTGAAGTTGCAACTAGAGATAGAGCACTCAATGGAAAAACAACAACAGTTGTAATGCCAGAAGTCGCTAGTGCGGTAAATGGAGGTTCTAGTGGTGTACCAGTCACAGAACCAGCAGCAGCAGGATCTGAGGGACAAGGATTGCAAGCGTTTGTTATCCCGAGGACTGCATAATGGAAACTTTTCAATCTACAACAGACTTCAAACTCTCTGGAGTTCAGATAACATCTGTTTATGGTGAGACGCTGGATATTACTGCACTGATATCCAGCATTAATTATGTTGAAAGTGTATACATGCCATTTGTATCTGCTACGATGGTAACAGTTGATAGTGGTGGATTATTACAGAACCTACCTATTCAAGGTATGGAAAAAGTAAAAATCGCTGTCAAGACTAATATTAGAGAAGAAAATTTTGAGTATAACTTTAGAGTTTGGAAAGTTGCCAACAGATACACGCAACAAAACACTCAAGTATACACCATTGCACTAGTATCAGAAGAAGCACTACTCAATGAGACCGTAAGAGTTACTGCTAGACTGCAAGGCAATCCAGAAAGTATTGTTAGTAAATTACTTTCTGATAGTTCATATCTAGGATCTGCTAAACAGGTATTTTCTGAAAACTCTTTGTTTGAGGTAAGTTATCTACCTACAAGAGAAAGACCATTTGATATTATCAGCAAACTGCTAGCAAAATCTGTTTCTCCACACGCAAAATACAGTGAAGATAAAACTGCTAAATCTTCTAGTTCATCAGCATCTTCTGACCCAGCAACTAAGAAAGTTAAGGGAAGTAGTGGGTTTTTCTTCTGGGAAACACATAGAGGATATAATTTCTTTGCCGTTGATAGTCTATGCGCTGATGAAGAAAGTCCACTAAAATCTAAGAAATGGAATGTCAAGGAATGGGGACCATATGTTGAAAGAGCGGTCAATGTAAGTGATAATAGTGACAATAGATTTACTATTAAATCAGCAACATTCAATTCTGACCTAGATCTAATGACTAGTCTTAGAAAAGGTCAGTATGGATCTAAAATTGTATTCTTCAATCATTCCACTGGACAGTATGAAGAGTATGATTATGTCTTGACAGATACCTTTGATAATATGGCACACTTGGGTGGACAACAGTCACTAAACCAAGTAAGTGCTACAGGAAAAGATCTGTCTAAAACTCCTAGCAAGTTGATGTCTATTCTATTGGACCATGAAACATGGTATAATGAACCTGAACCAGCATCACCAGAACCTACGGATGGAGGCAAAGACCCAACAAAGTTTGCTGACTGGCAGAAATACTATGCTGCACAGTCAGTTGCTAGATATAGACTGTTGCAACTACAGCAATGTCAAGTCGTAATACCAGGAAATGCAGAAATTTGTGCAGGTGACCGAGTTGACATTAGACTGATCAATAAAGCACCATCATCCGAGACACTAAAAAATGAAGTAGACGTAGAAAGTAGCGGTCTCTATCTCGCTGCAGAAGTAACACACACGTATGATAGATCAAAAGGCAACAATGGTAACTTTACAACAACCATTAAACTGACCCGAGATTCCTATGGAATGAAGGGAGAACAGTCTAATCACGGCAATAAATAATCCAAGGAGGTACTACACATGGACAATATCGAGCAGCACATTGAGAAAGACAAAGAGATTCTTCAAAATCCTTTGACTTCTCCTCAGCAGCGTCGTCATATCGAAGGCGAATTGCACGATCTAGAGGAGTGGGTAGAGCATCATAAAGAAGAGATTGAGGCAGGAGATCATCACGATCCCACACCACTAGAGCTCTATTGTGATCAAGAACCAGGCGCACCAGAGTGTAAAATTCATGACAACTGAGTAATATGGATCAGGCGCTATCAGCATTGATACCCATCGAGAGAACTGGTCATGACGGTTTCTCTTGGTGGGTAGGGCAAATCGAAGGAACTGCTTCGGATGAAGCAAATAATAAGGGTGGTTATCGTTATAAGGTAAGAATTATTGGGGATCATCCTCAAGATAAGTCCTTGCTGCAAACGAGTGAACTCCCATGGGCAAATGTAATGATGCCTGTGAATGTTCCTTTCATGCCTGGCAATATTGGTGGCGGTGACCCACAACTCGTAGAGGGTTGTTGGGTTATTGGTTTCTACATGGACAACATGAAGCAGAAACCATTGATCTTAGGGTCTATTGGACAGACCCCTGGTTCAACAACGGTTGTTAAAAATGTAAGACCAGATGATCCTGGTTTTACTCATGGAACTAGATCTGGTGCATACGCACCAAACCCTGCTAAAGATGGACAAGAAAGTCCAGAAAATAGAGAGGGTGGAGAGAGTGATAAAACCGCTAAAACTGGTGGTGGTCAGTCAGACGGAAGCACAGATGGTAATGGTAACCAAAGAGTTCCTGGTCCAAATGAGAACGATCCAAAACTAGTTAAATCACAGGAAGAGTGGTGCCAAGAAGTAGCAGAGAAGTGTAAGGACGTTGATGTAAAGACACAGATGACTGGCATCGTAAGTGGGATGCTAGCAACTATTCAAGAGAATGACGGACAAATTGGCACGTTCTATGTTAACAAAGCAACTGGTGGACTGAATGAAGCAGTCGGTCAAGTTAGAACACAAATCAACAAAGCAAATCTTGTAGTATCTGAATTTATCGCTAGAGTAAAAGGATATATCAAGACAAAACTTGCTGCAGGTGTCAATGATCTAACAAAAGCACTGCTAAGACAAGATGAGACAGGTAATTCACTAACACCAGTAACAGAGTGGTTCAATAATCTACTGAAAGATCTTAACTGTCAGATGGAAGATCTTGGCACTAGATTAGCAGAGTGGTTGACCAATGTGTTGATGAGTTATGTCAATCAAATCTATCAGGCAATTGCATGTCAGATTGACGAACTTGTTAATGGCATCATGTCTAAGATCAATCAATTGATGAGTGAGTTGCTATCCAGCATTCTAGGTCCTCTACAAGAAATCCTAGGTGCTATTGCTGAACCATTGAATATTCTTGGTGATGCAATCAACTTTGTATTGAAACTATTAGGTATTTCTTGCTCTGGTCCTGATACCACATGTGCAAAGTACAAGAAAGTATGCACAACTGGTGAAAAGAAGACGGATGAAGATGATAAAAACTTCTTAGATGATCTCTTGGGTAATATTGATAATCTCTTTGGAGACACCCCTGCTGATTACACACAATATGTCTGCGATGACGCTTACAAAGGAAAGAGTTTAGATATTACAACTGTAGGATTTACTGGTGGTGTTCCTGCACCAGGCACAGGTGACAACACAAAACCAATCATTAAATATACTATTAATGATATTACTGTATCGGAAGGAGAGACAGCAACATTTACAGTAAAGAGATCTGGATATACAGAAGAGGCATCTTCAATTACTTTTAAAACACTTAATAATCAAGGAAGTGCTACAACAGGAGTAGACTATCAAGAAACGTCTGGTATCCTAGGATTTGCTCCTAATGAAACTAGTAAGACTATTCCAGTCCAGACACTATACAATGATCAAGCAGAACCGTCAGAAGACTTCTTTATCTCACTGAGCAAGAATAGTCCTTCAAGTGGTAGTGGAATTAGTATAAACTTTGTTAAGAACATTGGTAAATGTACTATCACTGAGAGTAATGTAACTTCGCCAGGTGATGGTGATCAATACTTGACACAACCATCTAATCCATTAACACCTATTCCTGATGTTCCTGACAACACTATTAACTTCCCAAGCACACCTGTGAGCGGTGTAGACGAAACTACGAATACAACACCAACATATAACATAACTGCTAATAGATCTTTCTGTCCAGAAGGTGAGTTTATTATCTACACGATTACTACAACTAATGTAGTAGATGGAACAGTTCTATTCTATACTCTAAATGGAACTGGTATTACTAGTGGTGATATTGTTGGTGGTCAATTGACAGGACAAATTATCATTACTGATAACCAAGCAAAAGTGACTGTTGGTATTGAAGATGACGATGTTGTAGAAGATGCAGAGACACTTAGATTTACCTTAAATGGTAAGGGTGTATTTGCTGATGTTCTCATCACTACTGCAGATGATCTTGGTATTGGGGACTATGATACAGGAACTGGTGAGACACCAGAAAATACTTACAGAGAGTTTGAGTTCCCAACTATTGATCCTAGTAAGATCATTACCGACGAGAATGGAGGTATCATTGAAATCCCTGTTGATAAACCAGGAGATCCATGGGCAGAACCACCATATGTCTTTATTGGCGGCGAAGGTATTGGTGCAGTAGGAACTGCTCTGCTAGATGGAGATGGTTTCCTAACAGAAATCAGACTACAGTCTAATGGTTTTGGTTATAAGAAGAACCTAGCAAAAGATCAAGGTGTTCGTTGTATTGTTGATGCATTTACAATCTTGAGACCAGGCGTTGGATATACTGAGGTTCCTGATCTCTATGTAAATGGAGAACTTGGTGTAGCAGAAGCAGTAATCAATGATGATGGATTTGTCATTGGTGCTAGAATGTTGGACAGAACAAGAACATTTGATAGGTTCCCTGCAATTGATATCATTGGTGGCGGTGGTTATGGTGCTAAACTATTACCATCACTAGCATGTCTAGATACTGATGCATTGGCAACTGTCGGTTCTACCAGAATTGGTACTGGCGAATACATCGATTGCCCATAGGAGAATAAATCATGTCACATCAAAAGGCAGCAAAAGAGTATCCTAATAGTATATTCTCCCAAACAACTCCTGATGAAACTCAGGATCTGGAAGGTAATCTTAGGTTTAATACTTGGCACAAGGGTTGGTTAACTAGATCCAGAATTTACGAGAGAAAACTACCTGGGGAACAAGAAGTAAGCGCACTTCGTATTGATGGTCCTGGTGATGCTTTCATGTCCATCAGGCATGACGGATCTGTTAGGATCCTTACAGGTGTCAAGGATAAAAACAAAGGACCTCAAAGTGGTCTCCTTGGTATCAAAACGTTTGGGCAGCAGCAACTCCACCAGAATAGATCTGATCTTCAGTATTGTGCTGGAGACGATGAAGATGGACAGGCGCTGAATGTCATTTGTTATGGTGACTATGTTGAGAACGTAAAGGGATCAACACGCTATGTCTATGCTACAAAAATTATCCTCAGTGCAACTGCTGAACTAATTTTAGAAGGTGGATCTATTAAGTTGCAGTCTGATGGTGATATTGAAATGGCAGCAACCTCCATCACTACAGCACAGGTAAACAAAAAAGATATTGTTACTGGTCAGAGCAAGTCACAAGGATCTGGTGAGAACACTACTGAGCAGTTTGATCCTCGTGCAACTACTGTTATCAACACTCCTGGTAGTATGCAGTGGAATGTAGCGCAAGACTATGCTCAGCGTGTTGGTGGTAGGTATCAATTGACTGCTGCAGGTGCTCCAGGGGGTCTAATCAAAGACAGTGAGTTCGGTATTGCGATGAAGACAGGAACTGACTTTGCTGTAGGTGGTGTGAAATCATCTGCTTTGTATAGTTCTGGACCTATTGACATTGATACTACAGCAGAACTGAGCATTACAGCAACTGACACTGAAGTAACAACTGCAAACTTCACAGGAGATTTTGCTACAACTTCGATTACCACAGCAGATCTTACTGTGGACGCAGCAGCAGTGGATATTACAGGTAGTGGAGACGTTGAGATTACTGGTGCAAACGTTCGTATCACTGGCGCATTAATTTATCTTAACTAAGTCATAAGTAATACAAAATGTGAATGGGTGCAAACTGGCACAAGGGGGGTTGTTTTTTCCTTGCAACCCTGATAAATTGTTTTCATGCGATGGGGGTCAACCTCATCCAACATCTGCGGGTAACCACTCCGCAAGTAAACTAACAAAGGAAAAACAACAATGATCAAAACTGCTTTCGCTGCTGCCGCTGCAGCCGTCGCTTTCGCTGCCC